TCAGTTTGTTCTTGGAGACTTTCACCAATGTGTCCACGCCGACCGGCATCTTCAGCTTTTTGTATTCCTTTTGGTACTTGCTGACAACGGAGAGCCACATTTCATGCGTGGAATAGAACTTCAAGGCCCGTCCCCCTGATCTTACTTTGGGTTCGAATCCGAAGCTGATGTTGTCTCGGGTCTGTGAAACGATAATGACCAGGGATTTGGTTTCGGCAAGTCCTTTGGTGATGGCCCGGAACAATTCGCTTGCCCACCGAGCCTTCTCCGTTTTATAGCCCCCTTTACCTTTAGGGGCCTTTTTTGGCTCACCATCGTCCATTGTGCTGAACTGCTTTGCCATTTTCTTGGAGCGTTCAATCTCCTCGTTTGAAGTGAGGCCGTCCAGACTGTCTTCAATCCATACGAAAGGCTTGTCCCTGTCAATAAGGGACATGACGTTGCCATATAGATTTTGAATGGTGCGGGAAGTTACGTCTGTTCGGACACGTTGTTCAAACTTGGGACCAAATAAATACCCCATGTTGAAAGCAAGGGCATTTTCCGCATCACTGTAGAAAAGGTCGTATTCGTCAAACCTTTCTTGATAGGCCATTTCAGCCAGTCCAGTAAGAACGAGAAACGATTTGCCAGCGGAGCTATCACCAATGACGTTGGCAAGAGTTCCCTTGGCATACCCACCGTCCGGCTTATCTGAACATGCACAGTTCAAGATAGTACTTCCGGTGGGTATCAAGTTCTCCTCATCGAGAACCGGATTGATCGGAACCTCCGGATCATCGATGGGAGACTTGGACGTTTCTCGAACCTGGTCAATCGGAGACTTTTTTGACAGGCTCAGTTCCATTTACTGCTTCCTCCTCGGTTGAAGTTTCGGCCTACGCCGGGGTGCCGCCGTTTTCTTTTCCTCTTTCTTTTCCTCGGCGGCGGCGTTTACCTTTTCGGCTTCCGGCGGCGGATCAGGGGCCGGGGTTTCAGCCGGGGCATCCTTTGCCCCTGCGTTTTTGGCATCGAAGCAGGGATCGAAAACGTCACATGTCCGACAGTCTTTTGACTCTCCGGCATTTACGCCAAAAGCCAGTCCTTCAACAGGGCATTTGGGCGTTTCGGTTTTGGGTTCGGGCGTTTCCATCGTCTTTGTGGGGATGTTCTCGCCGTTGCCCCGACCGAATTTCGAATCGTTCTGGACGCTGACCGGCGCATTGGCTTGTGCCACACCCTCCGGGAAGCCCTTTTCCCATTCATCATCGGTGGGATGCATGTTGATCGTTTCATCCAATGCAAACGTCTGCTCCAGAATCTTGTCGGGAATGGCAGGTTCGAAACGATCAACAAACTGGAAGCCGGTGTATTCGTGACTGTCCTGTTTGTTGCCCTGCCCGTCCGTCCATTGACCTGTTACTTTGGCAGTAAAGGCCACCGATTTGCCGTGATCGTGATGTGACCAGGCAATGGCTCCGCCACCACGGGGATTCTTTGAAATCTCATCCACGTTCTTCTCAAAGAAGAAATGGCTGACCTCCCACCATTTCAGCCCTTTGGCCTCTTCCTCCGGCGTTGTGTGATCCCACACGAAATACACACATCGGCGTTTGGAGTTCAGCTTTTTCCACTGATCGGTTGACAGATTGTTGACCTTGGCATAAGTGCAGATCGAATCCGGCTCTTTCCAGCCGCCGGTTTTCATCTGACATACCAGATGGGCGTCACCCATACGATGCACCCACAAGTCAACGAGATAGGCCAAACGGCCCTCCGGCTTGAGGGGGTGCTGTTTCCCGGCATAGAAGGGAATCACATCGATGATGTATCCAGCCCCCTCTTTTGTCGGGGTGACTTTGAACTGCTCCATCCCCTCGGGGAATGCGTTCGGAAGAAATATGGACCCGAACGAATATCCTTTATCATCTTTTGTGTCCATCTGGTGCTGATGTTGATCGATCAGCTCCTGTTCTTGGTCTTTTGCACGATCTCGAAATGATCCCAGTCCCATCTTTTTCCTCCTGTTTTTTGATTTCCGTTATTACGGCATTTGCAATGATTTTCACCACAATGTGGAGAACCACAAGCCCTCCGAAAATAATGATTGTTATCTCCCACCATTTCATTTTGGAATCCTATCTGAGCCGCCCTCCAGTTCCTTTTCGTGCAACGATCTCCGCAAGTTTTCAGACGTTTCTCTTTCAATAACAGGGGTTGTCCAATACTCATCATGGTACAGCCTTTGGGCCTCCCCCATATTATCTTTCATATGCTGAAACGCCTGTTTTGCGGTGAAGAAGTCGTCCCTGTCAGACTGGAGGCGAATCAATTCCTTTTTGGCATCGATATAGTTTTGTTGGGTGCGGTAGAATGCTTCGGCTTGTGGGCCTGTGGGTTCTTTTGCAAACCCATGATCCCGCCAGTTCAAACGCAGATCAAGAATCCACTCAGAACGGATTGTCTTTACTCGTTCTTCCGCCCTTCGCATAGCTCGTCCAGAATCAGCCCAAAGTTTACCCCACTTGGCAAAGTTCTCTGCTTGTCCCTGTAGGCACAAATGAAGGTTGTTAAGGTCAATACGCAAATCCCCTTCGTAGTTATAATCTACATTGGAATCACGCTCCAATACATCGTCATATTCATCGGCTAAACTCATGGTTCTCCTTAGAATGGAATATCGTCTTGGGTACGTCCCGATTCACAAGCCAACAGGGTGGCACTTGTCAGTCCCGCCCTGCCAATATACATGAACGAATCGAAAAACAAGGATTGGATTTTGAACAGCCGCATGGATTGTTGCATTGTTGTGTCCGGGTTCAACATGATTGCTTCGATATAGTTGAGGATGCCCCGGCGTGTTTGTTCAGCATCCCCGCTAAAGTTTTCCAATGCGGCCCTTGCCCGTTCCCATTTGTGACTTCCCGATGTTGAGGGGTCGATAAGAATCTTAACAAGATCCTCTGTCTGCTTTCCCCCTGTGCTGATTGTCTGTAACGCTTCAACAGCGACCCGGGGATCTTCGATGTCTATTACCTCATCCAGCATTTTTAGAGCTTTGCCGGGAGAGCCGTTTGACATGAGGACAATTTCTTCAAGGACGGGGTTGAGGGGTTCCAGTCCTTCAGCTCCGCAGATGTCATGCAAGAGGGAGAGCAACTCCCCACGAACAAGGGGCTTCGGTTCGTACTGATGGCATCGCCGTTGGACGGCCTCCCGCAATGTGGGCTTTATGATTTCAAATTCCGCTGTTGCCAGTATGAAATGGACGTGTGCCGGGGGTTCTTCAAGAAATGTGAGGAGGGCGTTCCAGGCATCAACTGTGATCTTATGGCATTCATCGAAAAAATATGCCTTCTTCTCCCCATGCGCCGGGGCATAATGAGCATCGGTAATCACATCACGGATTGTATCTATGCCCCTTGTGTTGGCGGTGTTGTAGGAGTAGAAATCTGTTTCATGGATGCCTAACGCACCCTGTAAAATCTGAGCCAACGTTGTCTTGCCAGTTCCCGGTCGGCCCGTGAAAAGAAAGCTTGAGGGAATTTTGTGCGGCTCCCTTGCCAGAACAAGTCCCAAAGATTCGACCAGAGCATCATTACCATAGAATTCATCAAGAGTCTCCGGGCGGTACGTGATATGCAGGGGCATTATTTTCTCCTTATTTTTAGTACATTATAGCATAATCTGACGAGTTCCGAACAGATTATTTAACATAGTTGCAATGAAAGCGATAAGGAGCTTTACATACCCGCTCGGCCTGTGCGATGGTGAACTCTTTGTCAAATTCATCGATGGTACAGCGCACCGGCTCCAAATCCATTTTGGCGTTGAAGGCTTTGATGGCGTTTTTGATGGAAAGTTCAATGCCGGTTTTGCGATTGTAAGACTCAAGCGTGGAGCAGATCGCCATGCCGGTGGCAAGTTCACCGTTCATCTTGCAGATGTGGAAGATGGTATAGGGATCGTTTTCTTCGATCTCCAGTACCACGGGAGCGATCTTGCAGAAGAAATTTGCATGGAGACAAAGCTCCGCAAACAACTGTTCGTACTCCCAAATGTTGTAGATGGGCATGTACACTCCGCTTTTCGGAGCAAGCAGTTTTTCCTTTCCGGCTTTCATTTTTTTGTGGCGCAGAAGTCTTAGTTGGTCTTGGGTTAGTTCCTTTTTCTTTTTCATGTCCTCCTCCTCCATGTTAATGTATACAGGTTTAACTTCATGACCCTGATCCAGTCCCCATATCCATGATGGATAATGTTCAGGATAATGTTTGCTTAGTACTGTCCTCATTATTGGATCAATATACCCGGGATTCCCCTCTACGTTCCATCCCTTTCCAAGTTTCTTTGTTATATTACTTGTGCATTGTACTATGCCATGTGGAATAATGGGATCGGGAAATGAGTTTGGCAGGACGGGTTTAATAACATCGGGAATGAATTGTAATATTCCAGGTTGTGTGTATCTGAATGTTGTGCCACCCCAAAGAGTGGTAATGCAAAGTCGGAATTGCTGATCCTCAGAATAGTCTTCTGGAATACGGAAGTCAGTCCCGCCCAATAATACATTCTTTTCTCCCTCACTGACAGGTCCCACTTTCCGATTGGTAATATCGCTACTGATAATGAATCCATTCCGAAACTCAGAAACGTGAAAGGCATTATCTCCATCACGATTTAGCCCATGTCCAAGACGGTAGCGGATTGATTTTAATTTGGGATCACTCATATTTTGTACTCCTCTGTATGATACCAGCTTTTATTAATTGGAGCTACTTCATGCTCAATCTCCAGAGGCACATTGATCCATGGGAAGACTTTTCTGACCTCTACAGTCCCAAAGTGATCGATAGTTTCAATGACTCGCTTCAACTCTGATGGGTGTGTGTTGTGGATCATGCAATCATAAATCTGGAACATCATTTTGCTCTTCCACGCTTCCTCTCTGGCTGTTTTCATCACTTGTATCAGAGTCCATAAGAGAATGTGAAAGGCCGTTCCCTGTGTCTGGTAGTTCGTACACTGGTTATATGTCATGTAGCCTTGGAATCTAAATCCCATATGGCTATCAATGAATCCCATTGACCTGTATTCTTCGTTGATTTCGTCCTTCCACCTATTGTATGTGGGGAAGCGTTCATTCCAGAACTTGTTTTCGTACTTCTGGCAATGATCCACAAAAGCATCAAAGCTTACGATTCGCATCCGAGTCATGTGGTCTTTGACTCTGTATCCCTCCTTGATTTCAAGCTCCATACAATTTTCCCACAACGTCTTGGCACATTCTTTATACCATGAGCCGTAGAACTGTGGGAACACCCAACAATTCTTGCTGTAGAATCGGATCATCTTTGTGACTTCATCCATGGCAAGAATCCAGATGTCAGATGCCGTGTCCCTATGCATGTCTGTTGTGGGATCAGTAACATATTTGATCAGATTGGGGTCTTTATGGTAACAACAACTCGTTCCAACTTCAACCCCTCCAAAGTCGCTTTCAAGAATTTGAAATCCCTCATACGGCATGATCCCTGATCGTGTGAGTTTCTTTGCCTCGGGATCACGCTTTGGAATGTTTGCCGAGTTTGGGTCGAAGCTGGAGGGACGAAAGCTGACGGGTATATTTAGGGCCATGGATGGATGCATCACTCCATTTATGCTTGCTTCAAGAAACTGATTGGGATAGGATATAACTTTGCCCCACTTCCTGAGCCGCAGAACATTCCGTGTGAATTTGATATTGATCTTCTTGAGGACTTCTTCATCGATTGACCAGTTCCCTTTATCTGTTTCCTTTGTGGGCTTGTGTCCAAGAATGTCGAACAAGATGGTTTTCAAATGGGTGGGGGAAATGTCTTTGTCGATCTTTAAATCTTTCCCTGTATGCTCATAGAAAAGGATTGCTTCTTCGCTCTCCTCTAAGTCTTGTTTGACCTTTTTCATCTTCTCGACAAGATCAAGGATTGTCTCTGCATAGTATTTTGTATCGGTGGGAACACCGTTCATTTCTACTTCTGCAAAGGCAAGCGTACCCTCGTGAAATAAGTCATACGCCTCATAGAAGCCGGGGTTCTGCTCAAATATCGGCCCTTGCCTATCAGCCAACCACAGTTCATACAGAGAATCTCTTCCCCCATATTTTAGCAATGAGTCAAGAGGGCAGTCCATGATTGTATTGAACACCTCTCCCGACTTTGATTTGAGATAGGGATCGACAACTTGATTGTAGGGAAACAATCCAAAGTTCAATAGAATCTGGAAGTCAAGGGACGTGATTCCTGATCTGTTGTCGATGATATGGGAGGCTAACATCGTGTCCCATTCCCAATTCTGAACTTCAACTTGCATTACTTTCGCACTCCAGATATGCTCAAACTTGATATTTTGAGCCACCTTTCGGATGTCACGATCATCAAGGATTTCCTCCATTACATCCCTGATTTGTTGTTGCTCGTCAATCGTAAAGTGGTTGCTATACTGATATGGGAATGAGTAGGCAACGCCTCCTTCATCTGTATTCCATGCCAAACTGATAGTTGCAATTTTATGTCCGGGAACATAAGGTTTTAGCCCTGTGGTTTCATAGTCAAAGACGATTTCATCCGTCAATTCGTGTGCGGCTATTCCTCTTAGAATACCCATCACCTCATCGAATTTGTACAGAAGACGGACATCTTCTTTTGGAAGCTCAGGGATTTTCTCTCCCTTTCGCATGAAGTCAAGGGCATAATCCAGATCCCTCTCGAAAACTGACAGCAGGTTCTTGTTGTTCTCGTCACGTTGTGGGTAAGAGGGATGAAACATAGGCAAGACCCATGCGCCGAAACGCCTGTCTGGAATCTTAAATCCCCGCCACTTTGTGATACTCAGATGCTTCCCTTCCACTTCTTCTGCGTAAAGGGATTTCATTGCCGACCCACCGAATACGAATATATAATCCGGCTTGAGTTCTTCAATCGTATCAAACACTTTGGGACGGCAACAGGCGATTTCGTTATCGGATGGGGTGCGGTTCTTTTTCTTGCCGGGTGTTTTGCCTTCTTCCCAAGGCCGACAACTGACAGCATTGATTTTCCAGAAGTCTGCGTCAAGGTTGTAGCCCCTCATACGGAGCTTCTTTCGGAGCCATTGGCCCACTTCTCCCTTCAACTGCTCACCAAGCTCGTCCTCGGTGCCGCCTGATGCCTCAAGAAGAAACAGGGTTTTGAGTTTTCCTTGACCTGTTACTTCCATCTTTGGAGAGAAACATGTTCTATACAAACCGCATTCAAGACATCTGGCTCCGTCACTCGTGGCACGAAAGTCAACACGGGTTTGGTCTTGCATTTCTTCCAGATCGAAAAAGCCTGTTTGTTTCATATTTCACCTGTGTCAACGAACTTTTGAAGGATTGGAATTAATTCTGCAACCTGTTCCCTTGACAGATGCATACGAGTAGACAGGAGAACGTCTTCTGGAATGATATATTTTACCCACCCCGTACCGTTAGGCATGACCTTTGATGCCATGATTTTGGGATCGGCATCGTCAATTCCCAACCATATTGCGTCCTCTGTGGCAAGACTGCTTTTTTGAAGGGAACATCCACATCCATACATATCTACCATTTCGTAAAGAGCGAATCCCCTTGCTGTGTATTTCTTTTTCATGTTTCCTTCACCTTCAGCCCCGGGAGTTTGAACATGTCAATGTAATCGGGAAGCACGAGAATCTTGCATCCCTCTGGCAAAACGCCCTTCCATTGGTCGGTGATCATCTCCCGTTGTTCCTGCTCCATTTCGACAAAGTGCCGATACATAGTGGGGTTTTTGAACTTCACGACGATCACGTCCCCGGGTTCTGCCATCAGGCGTTTTACCTGGACGCTAATATATTCCATTTCTCTTTCTTTATCCATCTAACTCACCATTGCTGAAAGAATGTGTTTGAAGTTGTCGGACTGAAAAAGCATCCTTTGACGATCAGGGGAGATAATAACCTCAACAGCTTTTTCAAGAACCTGGGAAAGGAACTCGGCGTTCATGCCGATTTCAACTGTCTCCCCTTTGTAGTCGAGTTCCATTTCCTTCTCGATCCACTCCCGTCCTTCGTTTGTCGTGTAGGAGCAGAGCAGTTTGCCCTCCATCATTTTCACGATCACGCCTTTTGGATCATCTTCCTTCTTGATGATCGTCACGGTTTTGATCGCCTCCTTCAACTCTTTCCCCGGCAGGAGGAGCTTGTCTCCTTCGAACTTTTCAAAGAACGGGGCATAGTTGGGGAACTGGCCGACCACTTTCCGTGTGCTGAAGTTCAGCCCGTCCTCAGTTCTGAAATGGATCCATGATTTGGACTGTGTTACCTCAGTCACATAATAGCCGGAGATGTCGGGGGCAACAATGGCCTTGAGGAAGAACGGCTCTTTGACTTCTTGTGCCATCCTGAATTGACTTACCCTTGTGCGATCCCCGGCGTAAAGCATGTTGCCGATAGCGTAGACGCAGGTGGCCGTTCCTTGTGATTCGTCCGATGATGCCGAAAACGAACTGAGGAAAACACCTTCAACAAAGTCCTCAGGCAAGGGTTGCCACCCGCCTTCTGCTGCTTGGTCTTTTACGGCCTGAATGCTGTCCCCGAGTTCGTCTTCTTGCATCGTTCGGATCCCGGCTTTGATGGCTTTCCCCTCAATCTTGATGCTTTTCCCATCCTGTATGACTTCGATGGTTGGGGAAGACATGTTTGATACCAAGCCGAAAAACTTCTCCGCTGAAATGCTGAAGGGGAAGTCCGTTTCGTAAGGGAACGAAACCAGAATCTTGTCGTTGTATGTGACGATGTCCTGTCCTGTAAAGATGAAGTGGGACATCTGCTCCACCACTTTTGTTTTGGCAAGCCCGGGTTTAAGGGCTGTCAGTACGTCCTTCAATCCTTGCCGTTCTAATAGCATTTTCCGCCTCCTTCTCTTTGAATACGTTCCTGTACTCGCTTTTGTGATAATATGATACCATTCTAAGCCATTCTATTCCGTAGGTATTATAAAGACAGTTTATCTCGTTGTTTCGGACCCCAACCCCTGCGCTATACAGTTGCATAGTATCCGTGCCGTTAGGTTTTATCATCGACACAGGTTTTGGGGGTGGGGCAAATAGGTCATATGATCTTGGGATAGTAAAAGAAAAGGGCCACGGATCAAGGTTTCGCATTACTGCTATGAAATACATGGAGTTGAGCTTGTCCCTCAAATAGAAGTTGTTACACAACCCTTCCTTGACTTTTGTTTCCTCATCTCCTTCCCAAGTCGATTCGCCTATCTCAAATCCATATGACTCGAAATAGCTTTGCACCCTTTCTCGTTCTATGATCGAAAGTGTCTCGAAATGTCCGAAGTCCTCTTTCTTGTGGGGAGAACGTGATGATATTTCAATTCGTACAGGAGCCTTTTTGTAATCGAATCTCCCGTCCACACATCGGGGAGTTAAGATGATGCCCATCCGGCTTGTTGTCAACCACGTTGAACTGTCAACCGACCACCATGGATAACGCATTATTAATTCCGTAGTTGTGAATCCCATGCCGTGGAACTTGGCAATAGGCAATCCATCATCGTCTGTAAGATAGTCCGCCCAAATCATGTCAAGGTTCTTGATCCTGACAGCAGTTGAAAGGGCGGTGAGTGCTCCGATGCCAACATATTCCGAATTGGCAAGATACTTCTCAAGATATTTGATGGGGGAGGCGGCATGATATACGGGCATGGGATCAAGTCCTGCCTCTTTCATCCGCTTGAAGTTTTGCCAACTGGCTTCACCATCCCCGATAACATCTAAGCTGACATAATCGTCCAGCAAGTGTTTATGCTCGTGGAGGAATTGAATGTAAGTGTCGAGGTCGAGGGTTTCGCCTTTTCGCCATGCAGAATAGGCCCCGGAGTCAAGCATGATTTTCATATTGTTGCCCTCATGTTGTACATATTAGCATATTGTGGCGATTACCGGCCCTATAGCTCAGTAAATAACGACTCAAAATAAAAATGCATAGTAAGACATGCCCTAAAATCGAAGGGGCTTAAAACGAACTACAGAAGCCCCCTTCCATGCGTACACAGCTTTGGGACATTCTTGCATATGTCGAGCATGGTTGTGGATGACTGGTCAAACGTCTTCTGAAGGATTGGGGGAATCTTTGAATCGGGATCGAGCATTCGGGATCCCAAGTAGATTCGGAGAAGCCGCAATGCTTCCTGATCGATTGATTCCATCAACGTTTCCATCTGCTCGTACACATCCTCATCTGTTATTTCTTCATTCATTATCTTATCCCCATATTGAAGTTACCCATAGTCTTTCCTGGACGATTGATTCTATACCCTGCAAGCATCAAGGCCCGAAAGGTTTCAATGGTTCTTTGCGGATCGTATTTCCCGGCAAACATCTTTTTGAGATAGGCCGGGATTTGATCGTACTCAAGGATGGGGTTCTCATATTCCTCAGTCAATTCATTGTTTGTAAATGCCACCCATCGTCGGAAGCAAGCTGTACATTGTCCACAGGGCATGGCTGAATCAGAGTAGCAACTACGTGTGGACATAAGGTTTTTAATAGCATATGAGTCCTGTACATTTTCGAGATACCACGTGACCATATCTGTCTTGGTCATTTGGGCAAAGGGAGTTGAAACACTGAACCCAAGATATGTTCCCAAGTTTTTCATTTCAATGAAAAATCCCTCACATCTGTCAGGGATGTCCATCTCCCCCTTTTGAACGACAAGGACGACTTCACTACCCTCCCTTTTCGTATCAAGATGTTTTGCCGCAAGCAAAACGAGGAAGGCATTCCTCATGGGAATGTTAGCATCAGGCTCTTCCCAACTTCTAAGATCAAGGCGGTTTTCAATGATCGTATTGGGAACGAGATTGCCAATCCTATCCATTTCGAAGTCGGCATAACGATGGTTAAGATTGACATAGATGGTCTTGGGCTTTTTGAGGTAATGCCATGCAATGTAACTATCCAATCCCCCACTGAATAAAAGTATCATTCTATCTCCTCCAGTACATCCACGAGTCTTTTTTCACTTCCATCGGGAAACTCAACCCATAGATATTTTAAAAAGTTGTAGTAGGCAGATTCTCCATCATAATCACAATATTGTTTGGGGTTGTTCCAAATATCTGCACAAACCTCATTGATCTTATCCACAGGAACTTTCTTTTCGAATGTGATTTCAGATCCAAATATCCAACATTCATCTTGCTTTTTGATGGGTCGGATCTCAAAGAGCAAGTTGCCATAGTGGTCTGCTATTTCAGAGATAGTAACGCCCTCTCCTGCAGGTTGTCCGTCTAACACATGATAGTTAGCAAGTTGGTTACTCATATTATCTCCTCCATCCTACATGAATCGTTATCGATATAAAGGTCGGCCCGAAACTTCCCCATAATCAAATAGTTGAACACAACTCTGTGTTTCATCAGCCATTCAAGAGTAGGAACGTACCCCTCCCAAGGACGGGCTGTATAAATGACAATGCGGTTGGTTAGGGCAAGACGGTTTACCTTGTCGATATTCTCTTGGATGGGAACCATCTTTGGATAGT